GGTTACTGGAAAAGACCGAGCAACCATCTCTTTTTGGGTTGAAGAAGTTTATACAAAAAATCTTAAAGAAACATTTATAGAAGCTACATAATGAGTAAAACACAAGAATTAATAGCTAAAATGACTGAAGAGTTAAAAGAGTTATTAGAATCGTCTGAGCAAGAAATGAACGAAAAAACTCCTTTATTAGAAAAAGAGGGTTATTCTAATCATATAAAATTAATGAAAGATACAGTTTCTGATGCGAAAAAGGGTAAAGATATAGATTTGAAAGCTTTTGTAGAAACCTTTAAAAACTTGAAATAATGGGTGTTAATGTAATTGTTAAATCTCAAAAGTATTACAACGAGTTTAATAACGGTGAAGATTTCAATAGTAACCTATCATCATACACCAATAATTTTACTGGCTCAGTAATGGAGAATCAAATGGTTCGCTTGTCGTTATCAGTTAGCTGGGGAGCTCTTAGCAGTAATGCTAATAAGTTCACGGTTAATTTCACAACATATACTAGAGCAACTGGAAATTGGAGTGATGACGGATTAGCTGTTGGTGACCAAATTTATATTTGGTATTTTGATAGTGCTGGAGTTTATCATGGACCATGGACTCCAACCATATCATCTATAAGTGGTTCGTCTATGGAAATATCTGCGATAGCAGCTAATGATGGTGTTTATTCTCTAATGACTATTAACGGCTATACTCCATTAACTGCTTTAATACATAAATTTTCATTAATAGAAAATTCTGATAATTTTAGCACTCAAAACTTAATTACGGGAAGCGATTCAGCTTACTATGGTAGTGGAATGTTTGATGGTGGTCCATGGGTAAATTTTCAAGGGCTTGGACAAAATAAAGATTGGGAAGACGGGACATTTAGATGTCGTAAATTAATGACATGGGGCTTTGAACAAAGGTTTGAAATTGAACATAAGTTATTAATTCCATTCTATGCTGAAGGTGACGACTTAACAGTACTGCCTCCATACTTAGATGGTTTAAATTCCTTGAAATACGCTTTTGAAAGTGGGTTTAGGTCAGTTATGAATGACCCAAACACCCAAAAATCTCAGAGATACGATTCTCAGCTCGGAAGTGTTGGAGGTTATAATGAGAACTTTAATGGGTTTGATAATAATTATGAGATACAACAAATAAGTTATTCAGATGCTCAATCTGGTTCTAATGCTAACGGTATTTTAATCGCTGGGAAAACAAAAGTAGATATTACCGTAAAAAAACTAATTGGAACTTTTAGCCCTTTCAGTGAATATGGAGTTTATGTTGGCTATAAAGCCGAACAAGCAGACTATCAAAACACTGTTTTATCAAATTTTAAAGAAAATTTTATTTATGATAGGTCTTTAAGTTTTTCCACAAGCCCTGTGGTAAATGGTGACGTATTTATAACAGATAACACAGCCGTAATTGTGGGAACTGATTTAATAGATATAACCTTTTATGTGGAATATGATTTCCCTACAAAATCGTTTTTATCGAATAAATTTAACTCAAATATTACTGAGTTTGTTATTGGTGTAAATATAGGCGACAAGACTAAAACTGCGGGAAACTCTGATAGGGTAATGTTATTGGCTGCAAATACTTTGTATGACGAAAGCCCAGATATTGAAGGGCTAATGAATGTTAATTTATTTGATATTTACCCTCATGATAAACAAATAGCTTCAAGTAATGGTTATTCAGATATGACAGCTTGGAATGAAGATGGCTTAGCAGTAGATTTTGATTTTGATATTGACTTAAATAAAGACGCTCACGTTAACAATTTAGACTTTAAATTATTAGCTCAAAATCCAACAACTGGAAATATATTTGAATTAGATTCTTTTAATTATCCTATTGCTGGAGCTGTCGTTAGTGGTGGCGTTCAACAATTTAATATTACTACAACAAGAGGTTACACACTAAAGAATAATGACCAATTTAATGATGTAACTATTAATGTAGGGTCTAATATTGGCGGTGTACAATCTTACAACGGTAGATTTGCTCAAAAAGTAAGTTGGCAAGAATGGATTCAGAACTTAGATGTTAACACTATATTCTATGATAGCGGAGAGCCTTTTAATAATTTTAATGATAAAGCAAGTAATTACTCAGCTTTAAATGGTTATGAAATTAAATTAGCTATTTCAGCAAACTTATTTGGAACTAATTCTTTTGGTGTAAGTGGTTTGACAGATTACTTATTTCTTAGCCCAGCTTTAAAAGTGTTCGACTATAAAGAAGACGGTTTAATTCCTGCGGTTTGGAGTGGTGTAATTGAAACATTTAACCCTTTGACCTCTGTTAGTTTAGGTGGTGCTATTTTAACAGGACAAAACACTTTATTCAGAACCACTTGGACAAACTCAAATGGAGCTGTCACTTCTTTAGCTGATATGTGGGGTATCAATAGAATAGAAATATCTAATCAATTAGGTTATGATATTACTGAAATGAGTTCTATAAATGACCCAGCCGCAAATCAATTATTAATACCGTCTAACGGTACTAAATTGGATATGTATTTAAGTGGTGGTAATGTAGTAATGGATTGCTTAATCGATGGGGCATTAGCTTCGTCTGGTGTGAATTATAACTTATCTTCAAGAATAAATAAGTCTAATACTTCACCATTTTTAAAAGCAACAAGTCCAAACTCAATTCAAAAGGATACGAGTGGTGTAATTGATTCAAAAAATACAGCATAATGATAGTAAAACAACTTTTAAATTTAGCCCCTTACACTTTTACTTCTGGCAATGCTGAAAAGGAACTGGGTGCAGCTTTACCGACTATTACAGTAACAGAAATAAATGATATTTGCATCTGTGATTTTGTACAATGCTCTTACATAGAAAAAGTTTTTGCAAGTCAAGCTCCAGATAACCAATGGTATAAAAACGATAAAAACGAATTTCTTTTTAAAAGGTTCGTATCTTCAGATTCAGTTGATATTGAGCTTTATAAAGATGATATTAAAATAGAGGACTTAGATAATAATAATTTTGGGACTTTCTTTAATGGTTTTGGGGGCGGTACTCCAGAACAACAAAAATACGTTGGTTTCTTATTAGATTGGGAACTTGTTCAAGCTACTCATGGAAATGGAATGTATCAAGTAAAAGCTCAATTATCTATTATCGGAAACGCTTCTGTTTTTGAAAGTAGGATTTTTAACTTGTTACAATATGAAGATAGAGCTGCAAATAATACTGTGAGGATTGAATCGACCCAGAACGGGAATATACTTGGTTCTAACTTTGATTTTACTTCTTTAAATTGGTATTCAAGTTTAAGAATACCGGGAAATTTTGGGAATCCTTCACCAATTTTAGAAACTGATAATTATATTAACAGCAATCACGAAACAAGACAAATTACCGCTAAAAACAGTAGGGAATGGACGTTAACAACTGGACTTATTAATTATGAAGTTGCCACTAAAATACTTTATAATAAATTATTAGCCAATAAAGTTTTAATTACTGATTACTTAATTAAAGCAGAAAGCATTTTTAGGCGTGTTGATGTTATTGTAACGGAGGTAGATAAGCCAGATGTTAAGGGAATACCAGATAGAGCATACACAATGAAATTCACAGATAGAAAAGATATATTTAGAAAAAGAAACTTTTAAAAATAATAATTATGAGCTTACAAATAAACGAATACACGAAAACAAGATTAGGCGGTACCGTCAAAGGTGATGATCTAATGGATTTAGATTCAACAGAAAATAATGGGTCAACTTTTGAATCGGCTAAAATTAAAGTTTCTGAATTTTTAAATTATGTGAATGGAGTTGCTTCAAATTTATATAATTCTAACGGGTCTTTATCTGGTAATAGAACAATATCTACTGGTAGTTTTTGGACGAAATTTAAAGGTGGTGATGTTGTTGTTTCAGTAGATACAATAGCAGCTAAAAATTCTTTTATTGCTAAAGTTGGTAGTGGTGCAAATAAAGCTGAGTTAGGTTATGATGACGCTGCTGGTAGTGCTTTATTAGAATTAAAAGATTTAGCAAGTGCTTTTTTATATGTGAAAAATAGAATCTTTAGGTTTAATAATACAATGCTTTATGCCGATACAAATAGTGTTGGAATTAATACAGATACACCTTTAGCAAAATTAAGTATTAAAGGAAATGGAACTAGTAATAGTAAAGCTTTACAAGTTGAAGATTCGGCTGGAAGCGAAGTTGTTAGAGTGTTAGATAATAAAGAAATTTTATTTGGAAGTGAAAACGGAACTGATAGAGCTAATGTTGAAATATATGCTGGAGCTGCTCCAGAAATTAGGTGTTATTTAAACGGTGCAACATCCAATTATGCTTCATTAACTTATAATCGTTCAACTTTGGGAGCTGCTAAAATTAGAACAATTGGAAATGATCAAATCAATTACAGTTTAGACTTGACAGGTCAACAGACTGATAATACTGACTCTACTCAAATATATGTTAAGAATAGGATGCCGCCTTTACCAAATGGTTCATATGCTGCTACAGATATAAGAATGGCTGGAAACTTATCTTTAAAGAAAACAGTTAGTTCTAATTTGGAAACTCTAAACCCTAACAGACTAAGTTTAGGGGCTGATTTAAGTGCTACAATAAGAGATTACAACCCTTCAACTGACCATTTTAAAATTTTAGGTATAGGATCGAAAGGGTGGATGTTAAATGTTGAAGGTGGAACGAATTACGATACTGAGTCTGACGCTTCAAAAGCTGTCAGTGCCTTTTATGTTAACAGGTTGGGTATTCAATTTATTAAGGCAGTAAAAGGAACAGCTGGAGAAGGGGTTACTTATACCGATGCTGCAACATTAAGAATTGATGGTGCTCCTCAAAGGGTTGTTGATAGTTCTTTTATTACTAATTCATACGCTTTAGATGTTGCATCTGGCGATTCTAAATTTGGTGGGGACATTAAAATAGTAGATTCTATGGATGGGGTTATTCTTAAAGATAGAATTAATGCTAATAATTACAGAATTTATACTGAAAATGGAGTTTTAAAAACTGAGATAGTTTAATATGGGTAAATTTAAAAGTAAGCCGACAATGGTAGTAATACATTGTTCGGCAACGAAAGAAGGTCAGTTTTTTAATGCTGATGATATTGACCGTTGGCATAAGGCAAGGGGTTGGAGTGGAATAGGCTATCATATTGTTATCTTATTAGATGGAACTGTTGAATATGGCAGACCGTTACACACAATAGGAGCGCATACGAGAGGTATAAATTATAAATCCTTTGGTGTTTCTTATATTGGTGGCGTAGATGCTAACGGTAAAGCAAAGGACACAAGAACGGAAGCACAAAAGAAAAGTTTAATCGCTGTAATAGATGCTTTGAAAAAGGATTATGAAGGTATAACAGTACATGGACATTATGAATTTAGCAATAAAGCGTGTCCCTCATTTGACGTATCAAAGGAATTTTAATTAAAATCATTATGACAGATAAAGCAAAAAATATAATATCAAATTTACTTGGCTTACTGGTTTTTATATTCTCAATTTACTCTTTAGTCTATAATTCTCTGGATCTAATAACCTTCGCAGTTTTATCAATTATTGGCTTGGGCTTATTCTTATTTAAAGCATCAAAGTCAAGAAAGTGGCTGGGCAAAATTATTGATAGTAAAATTAAATGAAGAATTTTGTATTAATATTATTATGTATTTCTTTTATTGGCTGCAATCCGTTTATCTCTAAAGATTTAAGGCGTAAAAATAGGGCAAATAGAAAATTGGAAAGATTAACAACTAAGTTTCCGAACCTATTAAATAAAGATACTGCTATAATATCATACGATACTACCATCATAACACCCAATTCTAAGATTGATACGGTCTTTTATTATGATTTTGATACTATTACACTCTTTAAAGATAAACTACGCTTAGAACTCATTAAAATCAATGATACTTTAATAGTAGATGCTGAGTGTTTACCAGATACAATAAGAATAAAAGAATTTATACAAGTTCCTTTTAATAAAGTTTCCAAAATAAAATTAACTCAGTTTGAAAGGTTTTCTAATCTACTGGGTAAATACGTTTGGCAAATATTATTAATCTTAGCTATATTATTAAGCTTTAGAATTGTTTACAAGATGTTTATTTAGTATATTTGCTTTATATTTCATTATTTTGTATATTTAGATGTACTTAAACTTAAAAGCCCCAACGCCAAAAATATATGGGGCTTTTTTTATTACCCACTTTTCCATTAAAGCCTTATTAATTACCCATTTTTCACCAAAAATACCCGTTTTTCCCATTTAACAAAAATTTCCTTATTAAATTAAACTAACTGATTATCAGTTAGTTAACTATTATTTAATGGCTTTTCAGAAAGTTTTTAAAAATCATAGTATATAAGTCAAAAACTTACGTATATTTGTACGGTATTAAGAAACTAACTAAAACAAACGATATGACAACTACTGAAACATTAATAAGAAACATAGACAAAACAACTGAATTTGTATTTAGTAATCAATCTAAATATATTAAAACATTTAACCATTTTTTAAACCAAAATACAGAATTAAAAAAAGAATTTTTTGCAATGAGTAAAAAAGATAGAGCTTTAAACTTTAATGCAATAGTTAGAATGATAATAATGGAAATATCATTTAATGAAACATTTAAAAACTAATAAAACGGGGGGTGTAAAATCCCTCCTTTTAAAACTATAAATTATGAAATACAGCTTTAATATGAACGATGAAGAAAAGTTACAATATGAAGAGTATTGCGATACTGTAAAATTAGTTTGGAGTACATCATTTGCAAACGGTTTTGTTTCTGATATGGTAGACGGATTTAACAATGTTAACTTTATTGGGACCACTAAAGAGTATTATAAGACTTTAGAAGAATTTGATGGTTGCGATTCTAAAGGAAAAGTAATTGGTTCGCATTCGTTTACACTTGAAGAATGGGAAGCGAAAAACCCACCTTTAATTTATCCAGTTAACCAACACGAAACACATTTAGACTTTTTAAAATCATGCGGTGATGAGTACAAAGATGAAATAATTGAAGAAGAATTTAGAGAGAAAAAAAGAAAAGAAAGAAAACGAGAAAGAATGAATTATTATTTATAAATTATGACAACAGAAGAAAAACACGAATCAATTAAAGAAGCTCTAAGAAAAGAGTTTGATTTTGCAAATGAATTAAGAGCTATTGAAATATATCATACTTCAAAAATGATGGGATATAAAGAACAAGCTGAAGAAATGGCTTCAGATATAGAATTTGAATTTAATATAGTACTAAACAATTAAAAATAAAAAGAATGGAATTATTTAAAGAATTAAGCAAGATTAACATTAACGGTAAAACAGAAAAAAAAGGAAAGTTCACTTATTTATCTTGGGCTTTTGCTTGGAGCGAATTAAAGAAAATAGCACCAACGGCAACGGCTAAAGTTTACCACGATGAAAATACAAATATGCCTTACTTTTCTTCTAAAGCTGGAGTAATTGTGAAAGTTGGTATTACAGTAGATGGGTTGGAACATATTAACTATTTGCCAGTAATGGACTTTAGAAACAACTCAATAGCTTCTAATGATGTTAATATGATGGATATTAATAAAGCTATTCAAAGATGTACTGTAAAAGCGATTGCTTTGCATGGTTTAGGGCTTTACATTTATGCTGGTGAAGATTTACCAGAAATAGATGCTGAAGAATTACTAAACAACTGTAAAAGTTTTGATGAATTAAAGGCTGTTTATAGGGATTTGGATAGTGTTAACCAATCAAAATATGCTGATTTAAAAAATAAATTAAAAATAAATCTAAAATAATATGAAAATACTAAATTTATATGCTTGTTTGGGCGGTAATAGATACAAATGGGATGAAGTAGATTCTAACTTGCAAGTAACAGCAATAGAACTTGACCCAGAATTGGCAAGGTTGTATCAAGAAAGATTTCCAAATGATATTGTAATAGTTGCAGATGCACACCAATATCTATTAGAACATTATAAGGAGTTTGATTTTATATGGAGTAGCCCACCATGTCCAACGCATTCGAGAGTTAGAATAAGCCAAAAGAATAGAGAGAACTTTAAAGCTGTTTATCCCAGTATGATGCTTTATGAGGAAATAATATTTTTAGAAAACTATTTTGAAGGAAAGTTTGTGGTGGAGAATGTAATTCCATTTTACGAGCCTTTAATACCTGCTAAAAAAAGAGGCAGGCATTTATATTGGACTAATTTTAATTTACCTACAGAACTTAACGGAAGGAAAGAAGGGAACGGACTAATATCAACTGCTACCGATGAAGTGGAAAAGCTATCTAAATTTCATAAAATAAATATTAGCACTTATAAAGGAGGACAAAGAAAAAATAAAATAGCAAGAAATTTGGTAGATTATGAAGTGGGTAAAACGATATTAGAAACTGTTTTTGGTATTAAAAGAAGAGAAAATATAAATCAAACAACAATATTTGATATTTAATTAAAAATAAATCTAAAACAATAGTTATTATACGGATAAAGTTCCGTAGATTTGTATTATATTAATTAAAACAAACGATATGAAAAACTTAATTAAAAGAATTGAAGCACTAGAAGAGAAACAAGAAAACGGAACAATCACTTTTGAGGAGTCTGCCTTATATTCAAGGCTTTACGAATTAGCTGATAATTTTTTATTTACAAATAGATAATAACAAGGGGAGTGTAAAAGCTCCCCTTTAAAAAAATAGATATGTTTAATAAAGGAAATAAACTAAACTACTTTGGGCGTATATGCGAGGTAGTTGATTCGAATGATAAATATGTATTAATAATGTTTGGTAGTGGTTCAAAAATATGTACTCCAAAAAATAGTTTTTTAAAATAAAATAAAAATGGAAAATAAATTTAAAAAAGAAGATAGTAAAGGGAATAAATTACCAGAGCAAATTGGAAAGGGTTTAAACTTAAACCATCCAAACCCTAAAATTAAAAAGATGCTGGATAATAGATTAGAAATAGTGATCAATAGAATGGATAAGGTACAATTCCAAAACTACTGCAAACCGTTTGGAGGCGTTAGTGTTGTTTTAAGGTCTTACATTACAAACTGCATAAATAGATAATATTATGGATAGCGAAGAATTAAAAGGATTAAAAGCCGCATTTATTTTTATAGTCGTAGGAATTATAGCAATAGCAATATTAAACTTTTTACATTAGAATTATGGTAACTACTTTAGAAAAAGCTGATTTAATAGCTATTTATCAAAATAATAGCTGGGAAGAAATGTCTAAGATGTTTGGAGTTTCCAAGGATGTTATGTACCGAGAATTGAGAAAGCAAAGACACGTTAAGCAATACGGAGATGGTACATTCCAAGTAATGTCTTTAATTAATGAAATACCAATTGAAATATTTAAGCGAAGCGATGGAGCTTGGATGAATAGCAAAGAAAGACAATCATTTAAAAATTTAATATAATATGAAAATAGAATTAGAAGCAAGGGAGATAAAGACCCTAAAAAAAGAAAATGGATTATACAGTTATTCAATAAAAACAAAGAACGGTGTAGTTCGATGTTCCGAAATAGACTCTTTAGGAGCAGCTATAAAACACGCTGAAGATAATTTAAAACAAATATTAAAATCAATTTTAAGTAAATAATTAAAATAATAAATTATGAGTGAATTAAAAGTAAAAGGAAAAATTGTAAAGATTTTAGACATAGAATCTGGAATGAGTAAAGCAGATAAAGAGTGGAAAAAACAAAACTTTGTGATTGATACTGGTGAGCAATATAATCCAGAGATTTGTTTCCAGATGTTTGGAGCTGAAAAGTGTGAGAATTTAACAAAATTTAATAAAGTAGGTGATGAAGTTACTGTTAATTTTAATGTATCTTCAAGAGAATTTAATGGTAAGTACTACCATAATCTTGACGCTTGGATGGTGAAGAAAATATCAGCTCCAGAAGTTGGAGGCGGTAAGCTAAATGATAGCGATACTGGTGATGACCTACCTTTTTAACAACAATTAAATAAAATTAGCTACTATCTAACAGGCAATTAAGCCATAAAGTAAGGTTTAGATGGTGGCTAATAAAAAAAAATATTAGAAAGTAAGAAATTAATCTGTGGTACTTTTTTAGTAGTTTATTAAAGCCAATCTTTTAAAATATTTTAAGCCAATTATTAATTTAGTTGGCTTTTTTTATTGTTTATTAATAAAAGTTTATTATATTTGTAACTGAAAAGCGTAGAAACTTTCAAAACACATTTTTAAAGCCCTCATTATTTCAGTTTTCTACGCTCTGATTTATTGGGGGTTTGTTTTAACTAAAAGTTATCGGTAATCTTTAAACCGTTATAAATTATGGCGAATATCAAATTACTATTTTGCGACTCAGATGGGGGTAAATCTCTTGAAGTGTTTCATAATAATCAAAATGAAGTTACTTTATGGGTAGAACAAGAGAATGACTACCCAATCGCATTTTCTTTCGATAAATCAACAGCAGCAAAATTAGTTAAGAAACTAAAGTTAGAAATATCTAAAATAGATAATTTCGAGTTTGAAACATTATCTAAACCTTTTTAATTATGGCACTAAAAAAAACAAAAAGGAAAGCGTTTAATTTTCTACGAAGTTACTATGATGTATATAATCAGTTAGAAAGTGAATCTGATAAATTAAAGTTTTTAGAGGCTATTTTAAATAAACAGTTTTTAAATGAAGACCCAATTAATTTAGAATTTATACCTAAACTATGTTACGAGAGTCAAAGACACGCCATAGAATCAAGCGTAAAGGGCTGGTTAAGAGTTAATAAGACCGATAATATGGTTGGCTTCGTGATAGACCCCACGACTAACCCTACGACTAACCCTACGACTAACCCCAAAGAAGAAGAAGAGAAAGAGAAAGAAGAAGGGGAAGAGAAAGAAGAATATACATACTTCACGCACGAATCATTTTTAATATGGTTTAAAGAATGTAGAAACTTTTTAGGACTTCAGTATAATGTTAGAAGATTATCTACTATGGAAAAGCAATTATTTAACGAGCTTAAAGACTATACTAAAGAAGATTTTAAATTAGCTTTTAAGAATTTCAGTAAAGACAAATATTATAAAGACAACAATCTTTTACTACCAACATATTTTTTAAAAACTGAAACATTTACTAAATACCTAAATGCTGAAGTAAGAAGGGAACTAACTTTGGGTGAAAAATTAAACGGGAAAGTATGATTTTAGGGCAAAACGAGATTAACCAATACCTACAAGATTACCACAATGGATTAATTTCTATGGGTAAAGGAATTGGATGTAAAGATTTTGATGACAATCTAAGATATAAGCAAGGTGAACTAACTATTATAAACGGTTTAGATAATGTTGGTAAAACTGATTTTATGATATGGTACGCTTTAGCCCTATCAATGAAACATGGAATTAAATGGTGCATTTACTCTGGAGAAAATAAGGGTGGACAATTAGTTAGGAAGCTAATTCAATACATGACTGGAGAAAGAGTTTTAGACATGGAATTTAGCGAAGTGACAAGATCCGAATTAAAATTACAACAATGGTTTACCTTTATAGATAACAGCAAATTTTATAAATTAGAAGATTTATTAAAAGTATTTAAAGAGGGTAACTTTAATGCTTGTTTAATTGATCCATTTACTGGATTAGATAGAGGCTTCAGCCACTCAGATAATTACAACTTTCTAAATACTTGTAGAAACTTTTGCGAGAATACTAATATTAATATTTATGTTAACACCCATGTAGTAACTGAAGCAGCACGAAAAAAGTATGCTGATAACCAAGCTTTTCCCGGCTATCCGTTCCCACCATCAAAGTCAGATAGTGAAGGGGGACAAGCATTTGGGAACAGACCAGATGGGTTTTTAACCATACATAGATTGGTTGGACACCCAACGATGAATACAAAAACAATGTTGTATATTCGTAAAGTAAAAGACACCGAAACTGGCTCAAAGGTTAGCAGTATTGAAGACCCAGTTTTATTAGATTTTAATAATGGTTTGGGCTTTGTTATTAATGGACAAAACCCATTAACTCATACAATAGCAGCTGATAGGGTACAAGCTCCTTTAGAACATAATACAGAATTTGATAGTTTAGATAAATCACCTTTTTAAAATATAAAAAATATGAAATATAAAAATAATGGGGTTAGTGATTATTTAGGCTCAATAATAAATGAATCATTTCTTAAAGGACAATTAGAGCTGTATAAAATAGAATTTGCTGATACTGGTAATAATAGATATTTAGAAGTAATGAATCAGTTAAACGCCACTCTAATGAGTTTTAAACACATGAGGGAAACAATTGATAGGTTAGCAAGGGAGAATATAAAATTAAAACACGTAAAAAACACGCAAAACACGTAAAAAACACGTAAAAAACACGTAATTATGAAAGCATCTAAAACAAAGAAGTATCTAAATGAATTTGAAAATCACTTTGAATTTACAGTAAACGGAACTAAATTCAAACAAGTTGGAGTTAAAAGAGATTTAAAAGGGAACTTTGATTTAATACTTATAAAAAACTTAGATAAAGGGAGCTTTAAATATATTCAAAGAGAAACTTTAGAAAACATAATTAGCTTATGAAAAAACATACTAAAATCTATTTTAATTATTTTGATTACTTTGGTGATGAATTTATTCCTTGTGAAATATGCAATAGTAAGTCAGTTGATATTCATCATTTGGAAGCGAAAGGAATGGGTGGCTCAAAGACAAAAGATTATATTGAAAATTTAATAGCTGTTTGCAGAGATTGTCATGTAAAATGCCATTCAAATAAAGAGTTTAATAATAACGCAAAAGAAATTCATCTAAAAAACTTATGAGAGTAAATATAAAAGCATTATCAGTAAATAAGTGTTGGCAAGGAAAAAGGTTTAAAACTCCAGACTATAAAAAATATGAAAAAATATTGATGCTGATACTTCCACCTCATTTTATAATACCTAAAGGACAATTTCATTTAGACGTTATTTTTGGGCTATCCAGTAAATTAAATGATATTGATAATGGGCTAAAGCCATTTATTGATATTCTACAAAAGAAATATGGGTTTAATGATAGAGATATTTACAAATTAACAGTTGAAAAAGTTATAGTTAAGAAAGGTGAAGAGTTTATAGACTTTAAAATAAAAGAACTTTAAAAATAAAATATTATGCAATCAATAGAAATAACAAGTGAGCAGATTGAAAGAGCAAAGCAACTATACCCATTTAAAGAGCTTAACGGCTCAATAACGAAAGGGCAAGGGAATACTTATGGAGCTTTGGGTGAAATTATAGTTTATGATTTATATAAAGATAAAGGTTTTGATGTAGATTTTAATTCGACTTATGATTATGATTTAATTATAAATAAAAAAACTATTGATGTTAAAACAAAAAAATTTACTTCCAGATTTAAACCCAGCACCAAATGGACATTAAATATATCTGACTTTAATACTACTCAAAAGTGCGACTACTATTTTTTCTTAGGCATTTCAGATGATTTTAAAGAGTGCTTTCTTTATGGGTATATAAAACCAGCCAATTTTTATAAAATATCTACATTTAATAAAAAGGGTGATATTGACCCAAATGGTAATGGCTCATTTACTTTCATGGGTGATTGCCATAATTTAGAGATAGAAAAATTAACTAAATTTAAAAGTTTTTAATAATAATAGTTATTATACGGCAAAAGTTCCGTAAGTTTGTACTATAATTAATTAAAACAAACGATATGAAAAATTTAACAGAACAAGAATTAAGAGCGATTGAAATTACAATGAACCAAGCAAGAAGACAAAGTGCAAGGAAATTGGAAACATTAAAAAAAGGTACTGATATTTTTAATAATGAAAAAGAAGAGCATGAATTTTTATTAAATATTTGTGATAAATTAAATAACTAAACGATATGAATGAAATATTTAATGAGGATTGTTTAATTACAATGCAAAGAATAGAGCTTAAAAACAAAGTAGATTTAGTAATTACATCGCCTCCTTATAATATGACAAAAAGAAAAGGGGGGTATGCTGATAAGTCCAAAAGATATGATATTTATGAGGACTGGAAAACAGAAAGCGACTATATTGATTTTATAGTTAAAGTATTTAATGGTTATGATAAAGTTTTAAAGGATAATGGGTGTATTGCTTTTAATTTTAGTTACTCAAAAGAAAATCCATCTTTGCCTTATAAAATGGTTGCTGAAATATGTGAAAAAACTAATTTCAATATAGTTGATACTATTGTATGGAAAAAGAAAACAGCAATACCTCATCCAGCATCTAAGAATAGGTTAAGAAGGGTGTGTGAATTTGTTTATATTTTTTCTAAAAAAGGAAAAGAATTAACTTTTGATACTAACAAGAGTTTTAAAGTTGGTGCAAATGGACAAAAATATTATGAGATTACAGATAATTTTATTGAAGCAAAAAATAATGATGGTAGTAATGAACTAAATAAAGCAACATTTAGCATAGATTTAATTGATAAATTGTTAAATATTTATGCGAAACCAAATAGCTTGATTTATGATAGTTTTATTGGAATAGGTACAACTGCTAAAAGTTGTTTGAAAAATAAACATAATTTTGTAGGCTCTGAAATTTCAAAAAAACAGATTGAATATTTTTATAATAACTAAAATAAAATAATTATGGATTATAATAAAATAGATAATGTAGAAATAGATGGAATAGATACATCAGATTATCCAGATTTTGTAGATGCCTTTATATCTTATGCAGATTATAATGGAGTGAAGATGTCCAATGGACAACTGGACAAGTTAAATGAAGATAGCTCATTTGTGAATGAGTGTATAATAAACCAATTTTAAAATTAAAAATATGGCAAAGAGAAACGTTTAATAATGACTAAACTAAGCAGTCGTTTTAATGCTGTTTAGATTTTGTTAGGTTTAGTTTAATAATGAATAAAAAAAAGAGATATGGCAACTTTACAGATTACAATAGATTATAAAGGTTTAGAAATAGATATTGAATATCAGTATCAACCAATGGAGAGAGATTCAAGAGATACTCCAGGATGTGCTGAAAAAATTGAAGGGATTGATTTAATAGAGCATAAAGGAGTTTGTTTATTTGAATTACTTGAGGATGAAATGGAAAAGATAGAGGAAGCTATTTATGAAGAAATGATTGAAAACGTAAAATGACATTACGAATAGTTAACCTAACTACTTGTGTATGAAATGTAGCGTATTTAAGTACGAAAATAATAAACAGTAAATAAGTATATTTAAAGAACTAAAATTAATTAATAATACAAAGCCAAGCTATTTTTTATACACGGTGTTAGCTACTGTAAAAAATGGCGTGGTTTTGATAAAAACCAAATACGTAATGATAAACATAACGAATGAGTGTAATATGGAATTAATGAAAAGGTATGAAGATAACTATTTTGATATTGCAATAGTTGACCCACCATACGGAATTGGTGTTACTAAAAATAAACGTTTAAACAATAACTCTAATAATGATTGGGATAATAAAATACCAAGTGCTGATTATTTTAATGAACTGAAAAGAGTTTCTAAAAATCAAATTATTTGGGGTGGAAATTATTTCATTGAACATTTAGAAAACACAAGGTGTTATTTAAATTGGGATAAATTAAACCACTCTGATACTTACGCTGATTGTGAAATGGCTTGGACTTCTTTTGATAAAAACGCTAAAATATTTAAATATATGTGGGATGGAAATAGATATGGATTTCCAAATGCAATACAAGGTGTTGGTAAAAAAAGCATAAGAACACACCCAACACAAAAACCAGTTGCCTTGTACGAATGGATTTTAGATAGTTACACTAATGAAGACGATAAAATATTAGACACGCATTTAGGTTCTGGAAGTATTGCTTTAGCGTGCCATAATAGAAACAGAAATTTAACTGCTTGTGAGATTGATGAAAAATATTATAAGCAATCATTAAAAAGATTAAAAACACACCAAGCTCAATTAACAATGTTTTAGGGTTTGAGTGAGTACAACAGTGAGCGCCCTTTTTTATTGTTGCTAACGCCCGTATAAGAGCCGTTTTTTCTATGGCTTATATACATTGTTACCCATAGTCATTTTTGTGCGTTGGCAAATTAATTTGAAAAATTAAAATTTATGATAGATTTAAGGTTAGGCGATTGCCTTGAAGTAATGAAAACGATTAAAAGTAATAGTATAGATGCTATTATAACAGACCCACCTTATGGAACAACTGCTTGTAAATGGGATAGCGTAATTGACTTTAATTTAATGTGGGAACAACTTAACAGAATTATAAAACCTAATGGTGCAATAGTGTTATTTGGTAGTGAGCCTTTTAGTTCTGCTTTGAGAATGAGTAATATTAAGAATTATAAGTATGATTGGAAATGGAATAAACAAAGAGGTTCTAATTTTGCTACTGTTAAAATAAGGCCTTTTAACTCTTGTGAAGATATTTTAGTTTTTTACAGAAAACAATGTGTTTACAACTCACAAAAAACGAAAGGTAAGGCCTATAAAAGGAAACAATCTAAGATAGGTGATTTTAAATCAGATATGAAAGCTAAAACAAAGAACATAGAAACAATTAATCATGGTTTTAGATACCCTTTATCTATTTTAAATTACCCTATGGTTGGCCAAACAAACAAACTTCACAACACACAAAAACCTTTACCTTTAATGGAATACCTAATTAAAACTTACACCAACGAAAATGAAACTGTATTAGATTTTACAATGGGTTCTGGAACAACTATGTTAGCGTGTAAGAACCTAAACAGAAATGGAATAGGTATAGAAATGGATGCGAACTACTATGCCGTTGCAGTAGCACGTGTAGATAGCTAAAAAAATTATTATGGGTAACACTAAGCTATGTTGCGGCTTTTCGCTGCAATATTAGCGGCTGTTAGGTACAACAATCAACGCATAACTAAAAAATTAGTACATTTACAAAATGGAATTAACAAATGAAGATAAATTAAACCTATTATTTTTAGGAATTATAATATTAGCTTTACTATGAGAGCAACAAAGCACTACTATTTAAAGCTCAGAAATACTTTTATCAATTTAGGCCTTACAAATGAAGTTCAAAAATTAGATGTTCACTTTAAGTTGGTATTTATATATGATAAAAATAATAATTTAATATTGATACGATAATGGAAAAAAGAACTGGAAAAGTACTCAGCAAGAAAAAGAAGCAAAGGCTAATAGATTTGTATGCAAGTCAAAAATCAAAAAAAGAAGTTCAAGAAATTTTATCTGAAGAGTTTGGATGCTCAGAAAGACACATTAGACTATATGCTAAAGAGTTTGGTTTAAACGTCCTTAAAAGCAATATGATAAGCGATAAAGTAATGGTTTATGATATTGAAACGTCAAGGGTAAAAGTAGATACTTGGTGGACTGGAAAACAGTATATAAACCATAAGCAGCTAAGAAGTGAGCCAACTATTATTTCAATAGCTTGGAAATGGATTGGTGAGGACAAAGTTAAATCTTTGACATGGGATAAAAACCATTGCGACAAGGAAATGATGACAAAATTCTTAAAAGAATATAATAAGGCATCTATGGTTGTTGGTCAAAATAATAATTCTTTTGATAATAAATGGATTAATACGAGGGCAGCTAAACATAAATTACACGTTGATAGATATGTAAAGAGTTTTGATATTTACAGAATGGCTAAACGCTATTTTAGAATACCATCATACTCGATGGCTTATATGGCAAAATACTTTGGGCTTACATTAAAGCAATCTCACGAAGGAATGCACATGTGGGATATGATAGAATATGGTACTCCAGCAGAAAAAAAAGAGTATCTTCAAAAGATGGTTAATTATAATGTTGGTGATATTGTAACTACTGAAGAACTTTATATGACTTTACAGCCTTACTTTGGGAGCGTTACAAATGAAGCCGTAAGATTAGGATTGCCTAAATGGGGTTGTCCAGTAAGTGGATCACTTGAAGTAAAACTATTAAAAACTATTTTCTCAGAAATGGGAACGGTTCAAAGGGTATTATTTTGTGAGGAAAGTGGACACCAATTTAAAGTGAGCAATAGAACTTACATGGATTTTCTACAAAGAGGAATGAGCCGTTATTGGGAATAATTTTTTAGACAAAATACTATCTATTAAGGCTAAATAACAGTGTAATAGATAACATAATAGCTATAACTATAATTATTAATAAAAAAGAATACTTATATGTATCAATAAAGCATATTAACGAATCATATCGAATATAAATTATGAAAAAGAAATGTGAAGGATGTAAAAGAGCTAATGGCTTTAATGGTGATTATGTTTACACTTGTAATTGTAATGTAAAATTGCCTCAAATAAAAGGAAGTGAAGAAAATAAAGCTAATTATATGAAGGGAGAAACACCAAGCTATTATACTGGGAAGTATAAAGGAATTAAGGCAATAGATGTAATACATGATTTTGAGCTGAGCCATTGTAAGGCGTCTGCTCTTGAATACATATTAAGAAGTGGAAATAAGGATAATGAGATACAAGATTTAACTAAGGCTGTAAATCACTTAGAAATGCAGATAAAATTCTTAACTTTGCATAATGACATTTAAAGTATTTATCCCATATTCACAACTCGATATTGATATAGCTGACAGTAATGGCGACTTCTTAGAAGGCTTTTATGCTAATTTAGAAGAGTTAAGGGAGTTTGAAGGTGAAGACTGCGAATGGACAATGATTGAAATTGACGATATGACTTTAGAATATGATGACTGCTATTTGTCTTTTGAAAATATTAGCTTAAACTAATAAAATTATAATGCTTAACTTTACAAATGATTAAAACAATAAAGAATAGTTGTGGAAATAAAAGAGGTTGCTCAGTTACTATTGTATTGCCTAATGGTGGGAAGCTTCGCAAGTTTTCTTCAAGAAGCCTACAAAGGGATATTAAAAAGATACCATCTTTGGTTAGTTTATCATTGGATAAAGAACTGGAAAAAGAAAGATAGGTATAAAAGGCAAATATTAAAACCTTTAGGGCTTTGCGTATATTGTCAAGGCACATGGATAACAATAATAACCTATCCAATGATATTTAAAGTTGATTTGTGGTGTTTACTATCTTTGGGTGGTACTTACTTGGTTATAAAAGCCTTAGATAAATCATTTAAATGATTTTATATTGATTATGGATAAGAGAAAAAACAACGGTTCTAAAAAAGGAGGCAATGCTGGAGCTGGTAGACCACCAAAAGCAGATGAAATCAAACTAATTGAGCGTTTAGACAATATAATCGAAAGCGATAGCGTAATAAAAGAGCTACATAAATTAGTAAATTTAGGTGATTTTAGAGCTATACAATTATATTTTCAATATAGATGGGGTAAGCCTAAAGAAAGTGTTGACGTAACAACAAATGGAGATTCTTTAGAGCCTACTCAAATA